ATACAGCTGTTGATACCCCATCTTTAAATTTATTAGATAATATTGCTAAAGAAGCAGTACCAGTAGTACCTTTCAATTGATCTTGGACTCCTTTTGGAAGACTTTTAATAAAGTCTTTAGTCATTCCTTTAGTACCTTCAGCATCCCCTTCTCTATATGCTTGAATTTTAGAGTTTAAATTTGATGCCTGGTCTTCATTTAAACCTACCCCCGTTAGTGTTGTCTGGGATAGTACTAAAGCTTCTCTATAAGATTCAGCTGCTTGGTCGAATCCTGGGAGGAGGTCTCGTAGACCTGGGATTATATTAACAACCTTTTTTAAACTATCAAATATAGATAAAAATCCATCATTAGCAATAGCTTTACTAGTAGATTCTATAGTATTTAATTCAGCTACTAGTTTTTTAGCAGCATCAACTTGATTTAAAATACTTTCTTGAATAGCTTTATTTAACACAGCATCTTCTGTGTATGTTTTTTGGGCGGATTTTTGTAAAAAGTCAATATTTTTTTGGACTTTTAATCTATCTTTTTGAATTTTTTCAATTAGTTTTTGAGAACCTAATTCACTAGCAGTAACAGATTGGATAGAACGAGCAATACCTAAAGTTTGATTATTAACCTTATTCAGCTCTCTTTGTTGAGCAAGATTTTTTAGTCTACCGTCGTTTTGTTTATTTGCTATATTTAATTGTTCACGAAGGATATCATTTTCACTAGATATCTCGTCAGCAACTTGACCTTCAAACACTACTCTTTGTTGAGCAAGACGATTTAATGCTTCAAGTGTACTAACTTGAGCATCATACATTTCATTCTGTCTCCTGGTTTCTTTTTCGTCAGCCATGCGTGATTATTTGTTATAAATATTGAGGGCGTCAATTTTTTGACGCCCCCGTATTATAAGAAGTTTTAGGTTTTACACCTTTAAGGAATTCTGGAGATTTTACTTTTCCATCGGTACCTACTAGAGTTTGAGAACCACCACTTTTAGCTTCTTCCATTTGCTTTTTTTCTTCTTCATAAAAATCTTTTATTTGTTTAAAAGTAAATTTACGGAGCCAAATGGGCATATTGTAAATAGTAGGCCAATCATATCCCCCTTTACCATGAAATAGAATTTGGTGGATTTGAGTAAATAAATTTAACCTAAATTCAGGAGCTATATCAAGCGTCAGGCCAAAAAAAGTTAAGCCCAATAGGGATCGTGACCTCCTCACCACTATCTAAAACATATGTCATATCTACATCAGGTTGAGTTTCTCTCATATGCTCTCTTAAAGCACGAGAATCTTTGGCTAATAAATAGTTATCAACAAATTCACGAATTGTTTTAGTATCTTCATCTCCACCAACTGATGTAATCATGTATTTCATACGAGTAGATAATTCAGCTGAACTCATTTTGTCTAGTCGTTTAAGACCTGCTAATTCACGATCAATTTTTTTCTCATCGTAACCTGTTAACATTTTATATGTAATAGGAGTATTAGTAGAAGGTAGTGTAAAATGGAACTCATTTACACCTTGGGTGATTGAATCCTCGTCAAAAGGACGTGGATCTAACGTGGAAAGATCAACAGTATATTCCATACCATTATACTCGAACGAGTAATCTTTTCCATAGCCTAAAATGCGAGCAGCCATAAAAAGGGCATTTTTATCTCCTACAATTAGGTCATCGTAATTAATGTTTTTGTCTACAATAAGAGATTGTAATAATTTATCTAACACAATTCCTTTTTGGATATAGGCTTGGTTAGAAAGGATATCTTCTTCTTTAGCAGTCATGTATTTCATTTCTACTTCTCCCGATGATAGTATATTATCTTTTGGGTAGATTAATCCTTTTGAAGGTAGTTCTACTACCTCAGTTGGAAATTTAAATTCGCTCATAATTTTTATTAGTTATAACGTTTATCGTGTATACATACTAATGATACAAAAGAGCTTGACGTTAGCCAAGCTCTCTTTAAAAGTAATTGTTTTCTTTTTTTTAGAAGTTCAAGATACAATAATCTGGTTGTACTTCCATTGTTAAGTTAATGGCTGTGTTTTCAGTATCCCAACCATATTCACCAAAGTTAGCAGATGTGATTAAAGCACCTTTGATAATCCATTCTGATACTACATCACCTACAGGACCTAATACGTTAAATGTTAAATCTTTCTTGTAGAAATCTGAATAACCATCTCTACCAGTTACTGATTCGTGGTGTAGACGTACCCATTCCATAGTTGCTTGAGCACCTGAAGGTGTAATTGGATCAAATAGTGTAAACTGGATAGGACCCCAAGTTGATTTACCTTTAACAAAACGTTGAACGTTAATATGATTTAAGGGAACTGTTCCTTGGGTTAATGTTACAGCACCTACACCTTTTACGATGTATGCTGGGAATCCATCCATATACATGATGAACCTGTTCGCTTGTTTTGGTTCAAACGCTGTGAAAAATATTTCGTTAGGATCTAATACTGCCATTTTTATTTATTTTATTCTAATTATAAATATTTACTTTTTTAACTTTTATGATGGGAAAGTTGCTCCCGTTGGTAATACATTAAAGTCTAAGTAAATAAATTCAGCCGTTCTNGTTGGTTGTAAGTAAATNGCACCTACTAATTGATTTCTATCAATTACATCTGGGGTGTTATTACTATCATCCATTACTACTTTAAACGCATATAGACCTTGTCTTTGTTGTACACTTTCTAAGTATGGATTTACTGCTGCTAAGAAATTATTTCTTGTAGCTGCTGTATTTTGTTCAAACACTAATGTTTGAGCAACTTGTCCAATGTAAGATTTAAGAGCAATCAACAATCTTCTAACATTTACTCTATCTAAAGCACTTGCTTGACGTTGTAATGTTTTTTGACCATATACTACAACACCTGTTCCAGGGAAAGTGCCTATTGGGTTAACATTTTCTTCGTATAAAGTATCTCTGCTAGCTGCTGGTAATTGTCTTTCAGCGCGAACTACGTTAGTTAATCCTCCTCTGTTGATACCCGCTGGGGCAAACCATGGCTCACTTACACTGTCGTTATATGCGTAAACTCCCCCGATCATTGTTGAAGCTGGAACCCATACTCTATCACCTAAATCAGGATCAATTATTTGTAACCAAGGCCAGTACATAGTAGCGTATGAAGTATTTCTTGAAGCAGCTTCAGTAGTAGTTGCTGTAATACTACTAGCATAAGGTACCGGATCAATTACTAAAATATTATCTCCTCTTTGTTGAGTATTATTAATTGCTGTAGTGATTTGAGAAGTATGAGTATCGTTAGTTAATCCTGGGAGGAAGTAAGAGTTAAATTGGTAATTATCTTGATTAGATAATAGATTTAACATATTTGTATAATCACTTCCTACTAGACCTTGTGAATCTATAGCATTAATGTATTGATACATATTCATTGTTCTACCTGAAGGAACTACGTTACCTACACCACCAGCAAATGAACCATTATACGAACCTGATCCTACTGTTGGGATAGATCCTGTAAATTGAGATTTAGCATTTCCTGCATTATCTAAGTAATTTGGAGTTAATTGGTTAACTGATTTTACTCTTACGTATCTAGAAGCATTAGGATATGAACCTGATACTTGTAGGTAATTACCATCTGATTGGTAATTATACTTTTCATCACCAATTACTTTTGTAATAAAGTTATCTTGGGTTGGATCTAATGATAGATTATTCCAAGATTCTAATACTACTTTATTATTTTGAGTATCATTACCTCTTCTAACTAATAATGAGAAAGTACCTGATGAAGGATTTGAAGTAGCAATTTCCCATCTTATGTTATCAGATGAGCCTGATTCCATTGCTGCTTGAGAAAGTACTGAACCTGTGTTATTATAAATAACACCTTTATCAATAGCTTCTAAAGTAAATGAAGTACCATCACTAGCACTATCAGCAACTTCTGCTTCAGCATAGTTCCATGTTGATGGACTGTTTACTACTCTAGTTACTAATAAAGTGTTACCTCCATTATTAAAATAGTTGTAAGCTGCGATTGAAGTAAAGAAAGTATAATCTAAACTACCACTTTCAAAAGTTGTTCCGAATCTGTTTTGGTAATCACTGTAAGATGTAACAACTGTAGGTTGTTCTACTGGTCCTTTAACTGCAGGACCAACAATAGCAGCTCCTACTTGAACAGGTTGCTGCGTAATAAATGACTGGTCATTCTCTCTTGCTAATACACCGGGTGATATTAATGTTTCTGCCATTGTAATGAGATTATTATTTTGTTATAAATATT